CCGACGAGTGTAAGGTGCCTGGAGACAGTGTCAAAGCCTACAAGAAATACTATATTCTTAAGAATGAGGAGTGGACTAAAGTCGGGAGACCTATGACATGGAAACAAACTGCATTGGAGTCTGTGAGTTAGACAAAGTAACCCGACAATGCCAAGGATGCTTCAGGTATGTTGACGAGATAGCCGGTTGGCGCCGCTTGACCGACCGTCAGCGCGAAGATATAATGAAGCGATGCTGGAAGGAACAACAAGAATATATTGAATTCTTTGGAGACTCTTATGAAGATCGACGTTGATGATGAATGTATTAATGATATTGTTAGGCAGGAAATGAAGAACCTAATAAATTATAACCTTGAAGATATTCGAAAGGGGCGGCTCGGTGCTTTCAGTCTTACTGATTCTACTTATAATGATCTTCGCTTATCGCAAATAATTTCTGCTGCCTATTTGATTCATGATTATTATTCAGCACCCGGAGAAGAATTCAGTGACACGCCAGAGAGTTCTTGATGACGAAGGGAATGTAGCTGTTCTTGTTAGTCCTTATCATGGGGCAGGTTACTATACTTCTAATGCAGAATATCCTGACTGTGTGTTTGATCCTTTCGTAATTGAGATAGTTAATAAACCAGGGTGGTATAAAAACCCAAACAAACAAAAGGTAATTAAATATCATCTCAAAGACAAGTACAGTAAAGACTTCAATACTGGAGGCGTCGAAGACCTTGTCGTTGAGTGGATTCCAGAGGGCACAAAGTTTAGGGTTCATGAATATGACGGCGCTGAATACATTGAAGTCTTACATGAAATCGATTGGCTTGAAGCTTAGCACCATGCTCTACTTGATTTGGTTTGTGTTGTTTGTTATGATGCTTGTCTTTGGACGGGCTTTGTTGAACTGGCTGGAAGGAGGCCGCAATGCCCCACCGAAAGATTAATGACATTACACCACAGGAGTGGAGTGACATGGCAGCAAAGACAAGGGCAGAAGACATGGCAGCACGGGGCTTCAAAAGCCTAGTAACTCAAGAGGGCGGCGACCACTACAAGAAGCATGCGATTCAACCCATTGAGTATGCTATGGCGAATCAACTTGACGCTTGTCAAGCAAATGTGGTAAAGTATGTCACAAGATACAAGGATAAGGGAGGCATCCAAGACCTGAAGAAAGCTCGACACTACATTGATATGTTGATAGACTTCTATATGGAAGGTAATCAAGATGCCTAAAAGAAAAATCCAATACACAACAAATGCTGTTTCTTATGCTGGGGATGGGGTGTATTTAGATATGCCGGTTTTTTCTAATTCAACATTAAAACGTGCTTTAAAGGAGACTTGGGAATTTATTAATGATGAAGATGAATGCGGTTTTGGCGCCCAGTATTCTAACGTTTCGTTAACTGTTGAAGATGAACAATACGATTATCCTCTAGGTAAAGTAGATTTATTTACTGGAGAAATAGAGTGGTATTCTGAAAATGATTAAAGATATGGATATCTATCAAGATCAAGCGGTTAAAACCGCAGTCTTCAAGAATGAATTTTATCCTGTTGCATCCTTGATGGTGGAGGCCGCTGAGCTTGCAGACTTGTTTATTAAACCTATGTTGCGCGGCGATAATACTTCTTCTGACTTCAGAGCAAAGGTTGTCTCAGAAGCCGGGGATGTACTCTGGAATCTGGCTGTGCTACTACGACAAAACGGAATCAGTCTCTCCGAAGTCGCAGAGCTTAACCTCAAAAAACTTGAAGATCGAAAACTGCGTGGAGTTCTACTCGGATCGGGAGGCAACCGATGAAGAAAATCTACTGGAAGATATACTGGAAATTTATCCACGGGCCCTTGAAGGCCTTCTCCTATAGCCTGTTGTACATTAAGCATATGGGCCACCCCTGGGTTTGTGTAGGTGACGTAGAGCGTGAAGGCGGAAAGACTTTCACATATAAATATGACACTGGTCCGTTCGGGCGCGTCTACGACACCTACCTTAATTTGAAACTGTCGCATAGCCTCGACATTAAAAACTTACAGGTCATTCCACTACGGGAATTCAAGCGATGAAAATTGTAGAAGGTAATTTCGGAAAGAAAGAAATCGCTGGCCGCTCTATGCGAGAGAAGCTTGAAGAGGCTTTGAAAAGTCTCGGGCCTGAAATCGACGAGCCTAATGATGAAGTAGGGTTTATCCTTATTGCAGACATTGATAGCAATGTTTATGTTGCTTCCGACTTGCCTTCAGAGACCTTTAACTTTCTGTTGGACACTGCTAAGATGAATGTCCTGTTGTCCAGTACCGTGAGTGTGGAGTAATGCTAGACTACGAAGACCTGTCTGTTGAAGAGATCATTGACGATGTGTTCACTCGGGCCTTCGTAATGATGTTGGGTGTACAGCGACCAAACGAGGAGGTGTTGACACGTTTTGTTAGTTGGTGTAAAATGCAGTCGAGCAAGTCAGGAACGGCGGTAACAGAAGAGTTCGTTCTAGCTCAGATACCATTGTTCATTAATCATTTGTATGTGAGGTAATTATTATGGCAGTTCTTGAAGGACATGCTTACTGGTCTTTTGTCACGACTCCCAACACCAAGTTCACCCCCTGCTATTCGGTGAATCTTGTGGTTGATCCTGCGGTTGCCGAGGATTTCCGCTCTCGTGGGTTCCCGGTCAAGGATATGGATGAAGGCCCTGCACTGATCATCAAGCGCAAGGTCAACGGTCCTAATGGGATGGTTCGCGAGGCCCCTGAACTTATTGATCGTTACAAGAACAAGATCGATGTTGCTGTTGGAAACGGCTCTCGTGTTAAGGTTCTCTTCAAGGAATGGGATACCAAGTGGAATGGTCAGGTCTACAAGGGCCTTGACTTCAAAGCCATGCAGGTTCTCGACCTTGTGGAGTATGGTGGCGGAAGCGTATCAAGTGCTTTTGATGTTGAAGCAGAAGAGGAAGAACTCTAGTGGCTAATACTTATTACGTTGATGATAAGACCTATGACGTTGATAAGTTTTCTGCCGAAGGTCAGCAGGCATTTCGCCTGTTGGCCCTGGCGCAGCAAGACTTCAATGTTGTACAAGATACCCTGACCCTACGGCAAGCGGCAGTCCTTGCGCTGCACTCCAAGGTCCAAGAGTATCTTACCGATGAAGCACTAATTACTGAGGAGCCTTCGGAGGAATAACCTTTGGCTTTTGTCAAAACGCATGTCGCTTGTCCGTTGTGCGGCGGTAGTGATCCTGCCGCCATCAACGAAGATGGTTCCGCCAAATGCTTTTCCTGTGGCGGGTTTATTCCAAACTATGAAGCTGCGATGGGCGGTACAGTGACTGAGATTGCTACTTACCAGAGAAACAAAATGGACGACTCCACTAGCTATGGTGAGTTTTACGCATTAACTGACAGGGGGATTAGTTTAGACACAGCCAAGAAGTACGGTGTTCGATCTGTCAAGGATCAGGCCGGTAACATCTACGAACATAGCTATCCTTATTATGTTCATAATGAGATTGCAGGCTACAAAGTCCGCAAGACCAAGGACAAGAGCTTCATGTGGCAGGGTTCACCCCGTGGCACTGGACTCTTTGGTCAACAGGCATTTCAACAAGGCGGGAAGTACATCACAATTGTTGAAGGCGAGTGTGATGCTATGGCCGCCTATGAAATGATGGGGTCTAAGTGGCCTGTTGTTTCTGTTAAGAACGGCGCCCAAGGAGCAGACCGGGATATCAAAGATGCGCTAGAGTTTTTAGAATCTTTTGATAATGTTGTTATCTGTTTCGATAACGACAAGCCTGGGCGTGAGGCTGCTCGAAAGGTAGCCCGCATCATTAAGCCCGGAAAGGCGCGTGTAGTCACGTTGCCCGAAGAGTTTAAAGACGCTAACGATATGCTCAAGAAAGCCCGCCAGCAGGCCTTTATGAATGCTTGGTGGGGCGCTAAGCTCTATACACCTTCTGGAGTCTTGAACGTCAGCGACCAGTTCGATTCCTATATGAATCGTCCTAGGAAGCCTTCTATTCCTTACCCGTGGCAGGGCTTGAACGATAAGCTTGAAGGGCTACGGCAAGGCGAGTTGGTTACGTTGACGGGCGGCACAGGCCTCGGTAAGTCCAGCGTTACCAGAGAGATCGAACACTGGTTGATTCGCAACACCGAGGACAATGTAGGTGTCATCGCCCTTGAGGAAGATTGGCGTAGGACCATCGATGGTATTGTTTCCATCGAGGCAAACGCCCGTATCCATATCGATAGCGTCAGGGACACTTACCCACAGGAGGAGCTTCAGAAACATTATGAAACTATCTTCTCGGGTAAGAACAAGGACCGTGTTTGGGTCCATGCCCATCATGGCATGAATGACCTTGACAGCATCTTTAGCAAGCTACGCTTCATGGCTATCGGCTGTGACTGTAAGTGGATTATCGTTGACCACCTTCACATGTTGGTCTTGTCCACCCCGGAGAATGATGAACGTCGTGCTATTGACAACATCATGCACCGGCTGCGTACCCTTGTTGAAGAGACCGGCTGCGGCATGGTCCTTGTGTCCCACCTACGTCGCGTTGATGGTAACAAAGGCCACGAGAATGGTATCGAAACTGGGCTTAGCCATCTTCGGGGTTCTCAATCCATAGCCCAGCTATCTGATTGTGTTATCAGTCTTGAGCGTAACCAGCAGTCTGATGATCCAGTCGAGGCCTCAACTACTAAGGTCCGGGTGCTGAAGTCTCGGTACACCGGGGACGTTGGTCTAGCCACTCACTTGCGCTACGACAAGGACACGGGTAGACTAGGCGAAGTAGACGTAGAAGAGTTTGAAGAGGCCTTTGAGGTAGAAGAACTATGACCACCCTTGTCTTTGATATTGAGGCCGACGGCTTAGATCCAACCAAGATTTGGTGTATTGTCGCCATTGACACAACCACCAATCAGGTTAGGTCTTTTGATCCTAATCAACTAGAGGAGGGCCTGGAGTATCTTAAGAGTGCTACCAAGCTAGTCGGCCACAATATCATTGGCTATGATTTGCCGGTCATCAAGAAGCTGATGGGCTTTGACCTAGAGCCTGGGCGCAAGATTGTGGATACCCTTGTACTGAGTAGGTTGTTTAATCCTACCCGTGAGGGCGGCCATGGCCTAGAGTCCTGGGGGTATAGGTTGAAGTCTCCTAAGATCGAACACAATGAGTTTGATCAATTTACTCCAGAGATGCTGAAGTATTGTGAGCAGGATGTTGCCCTTAACTTCAAGGTCTTCAACGCCCTTAAGCTAGAAGCAAAAGGCTTCAGCCCCCAGTCTGTTGTACTTGAACACGATACCTACCGTATCATCAACACACAGCGGGACACGGGGTTCTTGTTAGATATTCGTAATGCTACTTGTTTAGTTGCGGAGCTACAGGATGAACTTACTAAAGCTGAGAACGAAGTACACAAAACCTTTACTCCAAAGGACAGCTCTCTTGAGCTTCAGCCGCTTCTTACTAAGGCGGGCAAGGTTTCTAAGATGGCTCAGGTTGTCGGCTCTAACAAAAAGGTTCGGCTCTCTGATGAAGAACATGCGAAGGCGTCTTCGAAACCTGATGCGACCTTTGTACGTTCGGATTCAATCCCCTTCAACCTAGGTTCCCGAAAGCAGATCGGGGAATACCTCATTGAGTTTGGTTGGAAGCCTAAGAAGTTTACTCCTACGGGCCAGCCGATTGTCGATGAAACTACCCTAGAGAAGATTGGGAACATCCCCGAAGCCAAGCTGATTGCTCGTTACCTTATGCTTCAGAAGCGCCTAGCACAGATTAATTCCTGGCTCAAAGAGGCGCAGGAGGATGATCGTGTGCGTGGCTATGTCAATTCTAATGGCACGATTACGGGCCGCATGACACATAGCAACCCTAATATGGCGCAAATCCCTAGCACCAACAGCCCTTATGGACATGAATGTCGTTCATGTTGGACAGTGCCTGAGGGCTACAAGCTGGTAGGTATTGACGCCTCTGGTCTTGAGCTTAGGATGCTGGCCCACTACATGAATGACGAGGCATTCACTTATGAAATTCTCAACGGTGATGTACACACAGCTAATCAAAGAGCTGCAGGACTTGAATCAAGAAATCAG